GGAGTGTGATCGTTGCGGCTTTCAGTTTAAACTGAAGGAGCTACGCAAAGAAATTATCAAAACCAAGAACTACAATCTCTTGGTTTGCAGAACATGTTGGGACCCCGATCAGCCGCAATTGCAGTTGGGCATGTATCCAGTAGATGATCCGCAAGGTTTGCGGGATCCGCGTCCTGACACAACGTACTACCAAGGTGGTACGACCGGTTTACAGATTGAGTTGACAGGAAGTACGTCTGTAAATGCTGTCGGATTCCCGTCCGGCGGTAGTCGGGTCTTTCAGTGGGGATGGAACCCTGTTGGCGGGGCAAGAGGTTTTGATAATGCGTTAACACCAAACTACTTGGTTTTATACGCAGAAGTTGGTACAGTAACGATACAGATAGGAGTCTGACATGGACAAGAAAGATTTAGCTCAAGACAAGAAGATGATTAAGGCTGCTGTTGGCAAGCATGAGAAAAATATGCACCCCGGCAAAGCCCCAACCAAACTCAAAGCTGGCGGCAAGACTAACAGCGACATGCTCAAGTATGGCCGCAACATGGCTAAAGTAATGAACCAGCGCTCTGTTGGTCGTGGAGGCTAAGATGGCCACATACAAACAACCCGCTAAAAAGCCCACAGTTGTTGTCGGCGAGATGCCTGTTAAGCAGGCACTCAAAGCCAATATGTCTTTGGCCAATGAGCGCAGTAATCCTTACCCCGGCACTAAGACTTCTGGCATCAAGATTCGTGGCACTGGTGCTGCGACTAAAGGTGTGATGGCTCGCGGCCCAATGGCTTGAGGTAGACATGAACTATTCGCAACTCAGCGACGCTATTCAGGCGTACACGGAAAACACCGAAGCGAACTTTATCGCTGAGATACCCGTGTTCGTTCAGCAAGCTGAGCAGCGTATTTACAACACCGTCCAGTTCCCGTCGCTTCGAAAGAACGTGACGGGTTCGACATCCGCCAACAACAAGTATCTGGGATGCCCGGATGACTTTTTGGCTGTGTACTCTATGGCCGTTATTGACGGCACGTTAGCATCCGGGACGTACGAGTATTTGCTGAACAAAGACGTTAACTTTATTCGGCAGTCTTATCCGCAAGCGGATGACACGGGCCTGCCCAAGTATTACGCTTTGTTTGGTCCTCAGTCCAATGACCCTAACGAGCTGTCGTTCATACTTGGCCCAACACCAGACGCCAGCTACAACGTTGAGTTGCACTACTATTACTACCCTGAGTCTATTGTGACTGCGGGGACAACATGGCTTGGCGACAATTTCGATTCCGTGCTTTTGTATGGTTCTTTGGTTGAGGCTTACACCTACATGAAGGGTGAGGCAGACATGATGCAGACTTACAACACCAAATATCAAGAAGCACTCATGCTGGCAAAACGTTTGGGCGATGGTATGGAGCGTCAGGACGCGTACCGTTCTGGTCAATACAGACAAAAGGTAACTTGACATGGCGATTGCACAAACAGCAACCACGAGTTTTAAAGTTGAACTGCTTCAGGCAGTTCACAACTTTGGCCCCACAACGCCAAACACTTTTAAGATTGCGTTGTACACAGCGGCGGCTAACATTGGCCCTACTACGACCGTGTACACCACAAGCGGTGAAGTTTCTAGTAGTGGTACGGGATACACTGCCGGCGGAAACACGCTGGTAATCTCTACGTCTCCTACTTCTGGAAACAATTCTAGTAGTGTGCCCACTGCGTACGTTTCTTTTAGCAACACCAGCTGGGCATCTGCGTCTTTTACGTGCCGCGGTGCTTTGATTTATAACGCTACACAGGGCAATAAGTCAGTTGCAGTTTTGGACTTTGGTTCAGATAAAACCGTCAGCAATGACACTTTTCAAATCACTTTCCCAACCCCCGATGCCAACAGCGCCATTGTGCGCATTTCTTAAGGACTCATCATGGAATACAGCGCAGCTAAAGACCAAGTGTCAGCCGGCTTAATTACAAACCCAACAGCCGGCGATATGGTCGGTGCTGGCGGTGTTTACACAGTTACTTGTGTAGGTGCTGACGGTGTTGAAAAGTGGTCTGACACTTTCCACAACCTCGTGATGAACGGTGGTTTGGCCAACATGAACAGCGTTTACTTTGTTTCCGGTTCGCAATCGGTTACTTGGTACTTAGGTTTGGTGACAGGCCCCGGCTCAGGCACAACTTATTCAGCTACCGATACTTTGGCTTCTCACGGCTCTACAGGTTCTGGTGGCTGGACTGAAAACACAGACTACTCTGGCAACCGTAAAACTGTGACTTTTGGTGCTGCTACCACAGCCAACCCATCAGTAGTTACAAACTCTGCCTCGCCTTCTTCTTTTGTGATGACTGGCACGGCTACGATTGCTGGCGCATTCTTGTGCAACGTTGCCACTGGCACTTCAGGCGTTTTGTTCTCAGCTGGTGACTTTACCGGCGGCGACAAGTCTGTTGCGTCTGGCGATACTCTGAACGTCACATACACATTCTCTCTGACCGCGACCTAATAAGGTATGTTCGGGGATGTAACGTTTGCCCAAGCGCCGTTTGCTTCTTTGGGAGGCAACGCTTTTGCTGTCTCCGTTTCGGAAACAGGCTCGGTAGCAGAAGCATCCGATCAGACCTTTATTGCCGGTGGGTTGATTGATGAAAGTGTGGCCGCCGCAGAAACGCAGTCCGTTATTGCGGCTTTGGTGGCTTCGAGTGATGAGGCCGCCTCTGGCGAAGCAGTGTTTGATACGTTGAACAACAATTTCAATGTTGACCTGAACGACGCTGTGAGCACAGCAGATCAGTATTTCTTACAAACAGATTTTGTTGGCGCTAAATCGGAAACAGCTTCCGGTTCAGCAGCATTTGTGGGGCGTGTTGATTTTTCCGCTGAAATTTCCGAACTTGCCAGTGCAATAGATGCCCTGCTTGGGGGACTAGTAATTGATGTGGCCGTTTCAGAAGCTGCGTCTGCGGCCGACACGTTTGCGGCAGCTGTTGCTTATGCAGTGTCTGTTATTGAAGGCGTTTCCGCCAGCGCGGTGTTTGCGTCTCAGACAGACTTCGTAGCAGCCGTCCAAGAAGCGGCAAGCACCAACACCGTTATAACCGTTGCCACCGACTTTGTGGCGGCTATTGCGGAAACAGCCAGCGCGGTTTCTACGCAGCAGGGAAATTTTACAGCGTCGGTCGCAGTTTCAGAAACGGCTTCTGCGGCAGGCGTGTCCACAACCCAAGTAATTTTTGCCGGCACAGTTGAAGAATTTGTTACGGCAGTTGATAATGTTGCAGCGGCACGGATTGCCAATGTAGATGTGACTGGTGTTCAACTGCTTGTTTCCGTTGGTAACATATTGATTTGGTCACAGATCAACACAAACCAAAATGCAAACTGGCAAAATATCAACAACGCACAAACAACTGGCTGGACTGATAGAAACATCGCACAAACACCCGGTTGGAATAACCTACCGTCGTAAGGAACACAAATGGCTATTGTTTTAAAAGATAGGGTTAAACAGACTGCTACTGCGCCGGGTACGGGAACAATTACGCTGGGTGCAACCGCCGCAGGGTTTCAAGCTTTTTCAGCCATTGGTAACGGCAACATTACTTACTTTGCCATTGTTGACCCTGTGTCTGGCGATTGGGAAGTTAACTACGGCACGTACACATCTTCTGGCACAACACTAACCCGCAACGCCACACCCCTGTCTTCTTCAGCCTCTGGCGCATTGGTGAACTTCACCGGCGCGGTAGATGTGTTTTGTACGTACCCATCTGAGAAAGCAGTTTGGCAAGACACTTCTGGAGTAGTTGCCCAGCAGTCTTTTGGGGCAATCACGGCTACTTCTGCGGCACTTACAACCGGCACAGTTTCTACAACACCCACAAGCAATACCGATATTGCCAACAAGTCTTATGTGGATGGGCTGGTAACACAAGGCATTTCATACCATGAGCCAGTCTTTGTTGAGTCACCAAATACTGCGGGTAACTTGACCGCCACATACAACCAACCCGGCGGTGCAGGTAACGGTGTCGGTGCTACGCTAACCAACGCAGGTACGCAGGTTGCGTTAACCATTGACAATGTGCTGATGACTGTCGGTAAACGAGTGTTGATTTACAACCAAACCAATCAATTTGAAAACGGTGTTTACACAGTCACAACTGTTGGAACTGCGTCAACCAACTGGGTTCTTACCCGCTCGACCGATACTGATACATACGGCCTTCGTGACCCCAATCAACTAGGCTACAACGACGCATTTTTTGTAACAAACGGTGACACTGGCGCTGGTGAAACCTACGTCTGTACAACTGCCGGCGTTATTACCTTTGGCTCAACAGCTATCACGTTTGCCCAGATCAGCTCTGCACAAATTTACCAAGCTGGCACAGGATTAAACCTGTCACCTGCTACTACGTTTAACATTTCTAATACAGGTGTTTCAGCCAACACATACGGCTCCGCCTCTATTGTTCCTGTGTTTGCTGTTAACGCCCAAGGCCAACTTACTAGCGTAACCGACACTAACATCGCCATTACTGGGTCGCAAGTTTCTGGCAACATTAGTGGCCAAGCTGGATCGGTAGCCAACGCTCTGACTGCCGGTACACACCTGACCAGCACTGGCTCGTTTGACGGCTCTGTTGCTCGTACATTTGCCGTTGATGCCGTCTCAACAAATACACCGTCTAAGGTGGTTGCTCGTGATGCTTCAGGTGACTTTGCTGCCGGAACAATCACTGCGGCTTTGGCAGGTAACGCCACAACAGCAACCACTGCTACAAATGTAGCAAGCGGCGCGGCCAATCAGATTGTTTACAACACGGCTTCAGGCACAACATCGTTTGTAACAGCTCCCACAACGGGCAGTACTTTCTTGGGCTGGACTGGTTCCGCATTTGCGTGGACGGCTTTTGCTACACCAAACAGTGCCACGTTTAACAACAGCGGTACTGGCGATGCTTCAGGCACAAGCTTTGATGGCTCTGTTGCTAGAACTATTTCCTACAACACTGTGGGCGCGTCACCTTTGGCAGGCTCCACCAGCATCACCACTTTAGGTACGATTACTACAGGTGTTTGGAACGGCACAGCAATTGATTCCGCTTATGGCGGCATGGTGTATCCCGGCGCGGGGATCCCTGTTTCTACTGGCTCTGCATGGACCACATCTAAGGCTTCCCCCAGCGGTGTAATTGTTGGTACAACCGACACCCAAACACTGACCAATAAGCAGTGGCAGGCTTACAACGAGACGGTTACCACAGTTGGCACGGTGGCTACAACCACCTATAACATTGACCTTTCGCTGTCTAACATTTTTGATATTACGCTTGGAAACAACGTAACATTCACATTTACAAATCCACCAGCTTCGGGGATTTCTAGAAACTGTACTGTGATTTTGCGCCAAGACGCTACCGGCAATAGGCTGGCAACGTTTACCAACGCAAAATACACAGACGGTACTGCGCCAATTTTGTCTACCGGCGCAAACCAAATTGACGTTCTGACGTTCTTTACTTTGAATGGCGGCTCGTTCTGGTTTGGTACATTTGCAATGGCTAACGTTTCTTGAAAGGAGTAATAACAATGGCTGTCGTAAAAATCGAAGAGGTATATTTGTATGTATCGGAAGTTGTTGCTAACTCCTCAGACAATATACAAGCAATGGCATTCATGGATCGTTCAGGTATCCCGTACACAAAAATGATGTACAACGACCCTGCGCAGCATCCATCAGTGTTTGCACCTTTAAACAGCTGGTGGGCTGACCGCTTGCCGCCTGTCGACTCTTTCCCACTTCTTACTTACGTAGAAGTTCATGATGACCGCCCTGCACGCCTGTCCCCCGTGCAGTATTTACAAGGTATTGAAGACGTCAAAAAGATCGTTGATATTTACACTGCCGCTAACGGCTGATAGGCTGCACCATGGGACTGGGTTTTTCCACCACGTTACGACGTACTATTGTTAACGCCGGGTCACTAACACTGACTGGCAGCGGCAATACGGCTTTACCTTTTGGCGTTAACAACATTACGGTAACAGGTAAGGGCTGTCGTGGTAACACGGGAAACCCCGGCGGCTCAGGAAACAATGGTGGTTCGGGTAACGCTGGTAATAACGGCGT